TCTGCCCCGTGTCTGGTGACCGTGACGAAGGAAACCAGCCAGCCGGCCAGCACCGTCTACGCAGCCAACGTCCTGAAGATGTACAGCCGCATGCCCGCGCGCAATCGTGCCCGCGCCGTGTGGGTCATCAATCAGGATCTCGAGGCGATTCTGCCGCAGATGTCGGTGGCCGTGAAGAACGTCGCCGGCTCGGAGAACGTCGGCGGGTTCGGCGTGTACATGCCCCCCGGCGGCATCACTGGCGCGCAGTACGGCACGCTTTTGGGCCGTCCGATCGTCATGACCGAGGCCGCACCTGCGCTGTCGTCTGCCGGCGATATCTCGCTGTGCGACTTCAGCGAGTACATCGCGATCACGAAAGGCGGCGTGCAGGCGGACCAGTCGATGCACTTCTACTTCGACCAGAACGTGCGCGCTTTCCGCTTCGTCATGCGAGTTGGCGGCCAACCGTGGCTGTCGGCCGCAATCGCCCGCAAGAACGGCAGCAACACCCTGAGCCACTTCGTGGCCCTGGGCGCGCGCTAATCCCCTGCTCTGAAAAGGACTGAATCATGAACGTCAATGCACGACTCGACGAGCAGGCGTATACCGTCGTCGCGGCGGCTGGCCTGCTGCTCACTTCGACGCTGGGTGACACGACCTATGTGTCACTGAAGGGCTACCAGCGGTGTCAGATCATCATCAGCATTGCAGACGGCACGACCGTGACCGGCTCGACGATCACGCTCAAGCAGGCGACTGCGGTGGCCGGCACTGGGGAAAAGGCGCTCGCTTTCACTCGCATGCTGGCGAATACCGACTACGCGGCCAGCAAGACGATGACCGAGACTGCGGTGACGAGCAACACCTTCACCACGCAGACGACCAACAGCAAAGACTCGCTCTACATCATCGATGTGGACGCGTCGGACCTGGACATGGCGAACGGTTTCGACTGCATCCGCGTCGATGGCACTGGGCACGCCGCGACTGCTTCGCGCGGCTGCGTGGTGCTCTACAACCTGTACGGCGCGCGGTACTCGGGCGCTTCGCCGCTGGCTGACTGATGACACGCGGGCCGGCTGCGTGCTGGCCCGCAACAGGGGCAATCGATGAGTGAAATTCTCGGACGCACGCTGCTGTCAGCGATCACGGCGACGAACACGGGCACGGCTGTCGATTGCTGGCTGAGCACGCGCTCGATACAGGCGAAAGTCGTCGGTACGGGCGCAGTGACTGCGACTGTTCTGGTCGAAGTGAGCAACGATGAATCGACGTATCTGACGCTCGGCACGATCACGCTTTCAGGCACGACGAGCGCGGCGGATGGGTTCGCGATCAGCCCGTCATTCCGGACGATTCGAGCGAGCGTGACCGCAATCAGCGGCACGGGCGCTGCAGTGACCGCGACTCTGTGCGGCTGATGATGACTTGCGCTGATAGGGGCACGACATGGCAGTGAGCCTGAATACCGCGCTCGGCGCATATCCGATTACAGCGCTTGCGGGGACAAGTTACGTCCCCCTGGCCGGCGGGACGATGACGGGGCGGATTCTGCTCGACTCGACTACGTCAACAGGGGGGATTGCAGGCGCTGATTTTCCGTCGGGAGCCGCTTTAATAATTCGTGGAGGCGCAATTGAGTTCTTTAACTCTGGCGGCTCTCGGACTGGACTTTTTGCAAGCACGGGATTTAGAAATAACTCGGCTGGTGAATATGGGTGGTCGTCCTCAACGGACGGGGCCGTCGCCTCAGATTTGAAAATTGTTCGAGACGCAGCCGCCACGCTTGCGCAGAGAAACGGCACGACGCAGCAGATCTTCCGCATCTACAACACCTACACCGATTCGAGCAATGGAGAGTGGGGATCAATTGGATGGTCAAGCAACACGCTAGAAATTAAGGCCAATGCAATTGGCACCGGATCAAACAGATCAATGCGGATTGAAGCGGCGTCGGCCGTTCTTGTCGGTTCGACGCTCGCGTCGGTTTATCTTTATGTAGGCGCATCGCACGTCGTTGTAGTTAATTCCAACTCAATAGAGATGCGCCAACCTGTAGTGCACTCATCGTACAGCCAACTAACCGAGATGACCGCCCCGTCGGCCCCGGCAACGAACTCCGTGCGCATCTACGCCGAGGACAACGGATCCGGCAAAACCCGCCTGATGGCGCTGTTCGCTACCGGTGCGGCCCAGCAACTCGCAATCGAACCATGATCAAACTCAACCTCGAAGTCCCGCCCTCTGTCTGCAACCTGCTGCTCGCCAGCCTCGCCGCAAGCCTGCAAGGCATTGATGCGCTGATGAAACAAGTCGCCGAGCAGGGCAATGCGCAGATGGCCCCGCCCGCGCCTGAACCTGAACAAGAAGTGCTCGACAAGGATCAATGACATGGCCGTCTTTTCCATCACGATCAACGGCCCGCGCCGCATCGAAGCGATCAACCAGGCGCGCGGCATCTACAACGCCGAGCAGGCCGCCAACGCTGCCGCGCAGGTTCCGCCGGTTGCGTTCACGCCGCTGACCCGCGAGCAGTACCTGCAGATGGTGATCGACAGTGCCGTGGCGTCCTGGCGATCGCGCTTCGCTGACGAGATCGACGCGGCTCTCGCCACGACTGAAATGGCCGCGCTCGAGGCCGCGAAAGCCGCAGTGCGCGCCAAGGCTGGCGCAAAAGACGCGGCATAGCCCGCACTGACACGATCACGGCCCGCTTCGGCGGGCTTTTTGCATTCTAGGGGCGCGCACATGGGACTGAAGGTCGTCACGGCACCGACGGTCGAGCCCGTCACGCTCACCGAGGCCAAACTGCATCAGCGGGTGGACCTATCGGCGGACGACGACCTCATCACGATGTGGATCAGTGCGATCCGCGAGCATGCCGAGCACCTGACCGAGCGGGCGCTGGCGCCGGCCACGTTCTGCTTGTACCTCGACGCTTTCCCGTGCGACGGGATCGAGCTTCCGCGCCCGCCGCTGACCGCGATCTCGTCGATCCAGTACTACGACACGACCGGCACGCTGGTGACGCTCGCCGGCGCGGACTACTACGTCGACGACGCGCAGGAGCCCGCCTGGGTGCTGCCGGCCTACGGCACGATGTGGCCGGGCACCTACGACATCGCGAACGCGGTGCGGGTGACGTTCACCGCAGGCTACTCGGCGGCGCTGATCCCGACGCCGATCAAGGCCTACATCCTGGCCGCCCTGGGCACGTGCTACGCGAACCGCGAGAGCACGGCACAAGCCGATCGGGTGCCCAAGACGATCGACTTTCTCGACCGGCTGCTGGACCGCTACCGGGTGTGGTCGACATGACGCTCGCCGCTGGCCGGATGCGCGATCGCGTCGTGATCCAGACCAAGAGCGCCACGCGCGACGCCTACGGGGCCGAGGTCATCACCTGGTCAACGCTGGCGACCGTGTGGGCGGCGGTCGAGTCGATCGGCGGGCGTGAGTTCATCGAGAACCAGTACGGCGTCGATCAGACGCGGGCGGTGCGCGCGGTGCGCGTCGTCATGCGCTACCGCGAGGACGTACTGCCCTGGATGCGGATCACGCACGAGGGCCGAACGCTGCAGATTCAGGCGATTCTGAAGCGCGGCAACGATGAGCAGCTCGACGTGATGTGCGTCGACATCAACGAGGCGACAGCATGAGCGAGATCACCCAGGTTCAGGGCCTCGCCGAACTCGATCGCCTGCTGAAAGAACTGCCGGCGCGGCTCGAGGGGACCGTTGTCCGAGGCGGCCTGCGCGCCGGCGCGGTCGTGCTGCAGAACGCGGCAAAGCAGAACGTCCCGGTGAAGTCGGGGGCGCTGCGTCGCTCGATCAAAGTGTCCACCGGCATCAAGAAGGGCCGCGTCTATTCGCGCGTGCGGGCTGGCGACAAGATCGCCTTCTACGCGCACATGGTCGAGTTCGGCACGGCCGGCCACAAGATTGCCGCCAAGAAGGGCGGGATGCTGAACTTCGGCGGCCGGCTGGTGAAGTCTGTCGACCACCCTGGCGCCCGCCAGCGGCCGTTCATGCGCCCGGCCATCGACGGCAAGCAGGGCGACGCGGTCGAGGCGATGCGCGCCTATATCGAGACACGTACCCCGCGCGAGATCGAAAAACTCAAGGCGGGCCGCTGACGTGGGCGCGAGGAAAGCGGCATACGCGCTGCTCTCGGGCGACGCGACAGTGACGGGGCTCGTCTCGACCCGCATTTACCCCACGGTGCTGCCGCAGGACAAGACGCTGCCGGCGCTGGTCTATCAGCGCATCTCGGGCGTTGAGCCTGGGCAGATCGACGGGCAGGGGCGCGCGCTGGTGCAGGCGCGCATCCAGATCACCGCGCTGGCCGACTCGTTCGGCTCGTGCGCCGAGATTCTCGACGCGGCGCGCGAGGCGCTGCTCTATCAGTACGGAACGCATGGCGGGGTCGAGGTCGTCTCGATCATCCGCGACATCGACGGTGCGGACGACTTCGACCCTGAGCTGCAGGCGTACTCGCAGTCGATGGATGTGGTCGTGACCTACATCGAGACCCAGTAACACCCGATCCCCAACAAGGCCCGCCGCGAGCGGGCTTTTCGCATTTCTAGGAGCCGCAAATGGCATTCGCGACTGGCGTAGCAAAGCAACTGCTCTACAAGGCTGAATCGACCTGGGGCACGCTTGCCGGCGCCTCTGGTGCGCAGCGTCTGCGGCGCGTCACTTCGACGCTCTCGCTGAAGAAACAGACCTACGAATCGAACGAGATCGTCGACCACTACCAGGTGGCCGATTTTCGCCACGGCGTGCGATCGGTCGAGGGCTCGATCAGCGGCGAACTCTCGCCCGGCACCTGGGAAGATTTCCTCTCGGCCGCTGTGCGCAAGGCGTTTGCGGCGGTGTCGGCGATCACCGGCCTGTCGCTCACGTTTGCCACCAGCGGTACCAATTACACGATCGTTCGCGGCTCGGGCTCGTTCCTGACTGATGGCGTGAAGGCGGGCGATGTCGTGCGGATCACGGCAGGCTCTGTCAACGCTGCGAACCTGAACAAAAACGCGATCGTCTTGTCGGCTGTTGCGCTCACGCTGACCGTCTACGTCATGAACGGCCTGGCGATGACCGCCGAGGGTCCGATCGCATCGTGCACGCTGACCGTTGTTGGCAAGAAGGCATACACCCCGATCAGCTCGCACACCGACCCGTCGTTCACTATCGAGCACTACCACAGCGACATCACGAAGAGCCTGCAGTTCACGGGCTGCAAGATCAACAGCGTCGCGATCAGCCTGCCGCCCACCGGCATCTCGACCATTGAGTTCGGGATCATGGGCAAGGACGTGACCACCGACACCTCGGCCTACTTCACCAGCCCGACGGCGGCCACCACGACCGGGGTTGTCGCGGCTGTCAACGGCGTGGTTACCCTGAACGGCGCGAAGGTGGCCACCATCACCGGGCTGACGATCAACGTGGCGGGCGGCATGTCGGCCGTGCCCGTGGTCGGCTCGAACAGCTACTCCGACATCGCGGAAGGGCGCGTGCGCGTCACGGGCCAACTGACCGCGCTGTTCGAAGACTTGACGTATTTCGATCTGTTCGACGATGAGACCGAGTTCGCGATCGCCGCGGCGTTCACCACCGCCAGCACGGCGGCGGCCGACTTCGTGTCGTTCGTCATGCCCCGCGTGAAGCTGGGCAGCGCCGACATCGACGACGGCGAAAAGAACCTCTCTCAGACCCTCTCGTTCACCGCTCTCTACAACTCGGCCGGCGGCGCTGGCACGAGTTCCGAGCAGTCGACGCTCGTCATTCAGGACAGCCAGGCGTAAGCCCGGCCCGTCCGTCACCCGCCACGGCCCGCACGGTGTCGCCTCCTCGCAGGGGCGCGCCGCGCGGTGTCCGT